GCGAGGGTTTTTGCGAGAGGGGCGCAGACGGGGGACTTGTAGATTTTTTCCGCCTTGGTGGAGTTGATTGTGTAGCGAGAGCCGTCGGTCGTGTAACGGTTAAAAGATTTTGAAAATGTGATTTCCGAGGGTGATACATCTTCCGGGGTAAGGGCAAGGACTTCGCCACGGCGGCGACCGGTGAAAAAGAGGGTTGCAAAGAGGGCGGCGTACATCGGGTTGTCAACGGCGGTGAGAAAGGCGTCAAATTGTTCGCGCGTCCAAAACTTCATTTGAGTTTTAGGGGCGCGGCGTTTGGGGGTTGGCACCTCAGGCAAGTGGTTTGGAAACGAATAGCGAGTTTCGAGCCACGAAAGGAATGCGGCGAAATACGACTTGATTTTCACGAGGTATTTGTGGGACAATGGCTCGCCCTTTGAGTTGGTGGCGTTCCATATTCCGTCCTGCCAATTATACAGGGTTTCTTTTGTCAAGGCGTCTGCAGGAATATCCCCGAGGGTGGGGATAATGTATGTTTTGTAAATTCGGGATTTATCGTAGACCGTGGCTTGCTTGTTTTGATTGGTGAGCGAAGTCATATAGAGAGCGATATAATCTTTCAGCGGCGCGGTGGCAACCTTCTTCGCTTCGTCGGCGCGGTTCCGCATTGCGGCGCGAGAAATAACTTCACATTCCTCGGTGATAAATGCGCCGACGGCTTGCTTTAGTGCTGCTTTGGACGGATATCCTTTGAAACGCTTCTGAATAATTGTCCCGTCCAGTCGCATAACCCTGATTGACGTGTTAAATACTTTGCCTTTTGTTTTGTAAGTTGACTCAGAAATGGTGTAGTTGGTTGACGATATATAGTAGGGCATTGGGGAAAATCTCCTGTGAAAGTCTGAAAAAGCCAATATGGGGATTACAGATGTCCCAAATTAGGATAAAAATAAAAATCGAGACAAAAATAAGGCATAGAATTAGCAAAACGCGAATCCATTTGTTTTTAGTTTCGATAGTGCGTTCGTAAAGGTCAATAAGGCGCGAATTGTCCGCTGGGGGAGAGCCTGCGGTTTCGGTGGAAACATCTTTGTAGAGTTCGGCGGCGGTTTCGGAACCCGTGTCCATGGCGGCAAGAATGCAGCAAACAGTGGCGTATCCCGGGTCGGTGGTCTTGCCTGAGAATATACGTTTGACCGTTCCTATGGGAATGCCGCTTTTATCGGAAATCGTTTGGATTGACATTTGTTGCTGGGACTTCAATTTTTGTAGTTTTTCGCTTAGGCTCATTTATGAGACTCCTCTTGATATTATATTTGACCCGTCAAAGTCGCACATTTGAGGCTTGATTTGGCGTTGTCAGTGTAGTAAAATCCCCCTTGAAAGAAAACCTTCGAGGGGGAAAAAACGTGAATAACACAACTATTGAAATCTTGAAAGAGTTGGCTGGGTTGACTGACGAACAGTTACAGGTAGTACTTAATAAGGCTAAGAAAATAGTGGGTGCTTAAAATTTTTGTCCACAATCTTTACATTTGTAATGGTTGATAACTTTGTTGGCAGAAAAAACGCCCCAAACGGCTATGGATACCGCTTTATCTGCGCCGGTTATTATTTCGACATTCTTACTGCCGCAACGTGGGCAACGTTTCGAGGCGATAGGGTGTCCGCACTGAGGGCAATTCGGTGCCTCACTTGAAACTTTGTGTCCGCAGGCAGGGCAATCTATCAAAGTAGGCTCAATATTTTCCTTTATGTACGGGGTGTCGGGTGCGTTATAGTTGTAGTAATATTTAACGTACTCGTCCTCAGTCATTCCTTTGTGCGCTTCAGGTGGCAGGCGACGATAGCGTTCGCGAAGTTGTTTGGAAAGTTCGTCGTCCTCTTTTTCCAAAGGGGGCTTTCTCAACAGTCCGATTACAATGCCGATTACAATGAAAATTGCAATTATAACAAAAGCAATGACCATAAGTTAACCTTTAATTCCTTTAATAATTTTTAACAACATTTGTTTTTCGTCCTCGGACATTGTTTGAACGAGGTTTATGATTTCGTTTTCCGTAGATTGTCGTTGAGCGTTCGGCGTCGGGTCGTCTGTAAAGCACATTAAATACGACGGGGATACTCCAAAGTAGGTTGCCATTTTCTGAATAGAACTTCTCTTCATATTTTCAACAAGTCCACTTTCGTATTTATTTATGGCTGCTTTTTGGACTCCAATGACTTTACCCAATTCTTCTTGCGAAATACCTTTCGCCGTCCTCAATTCGTAAATTCTTTGTCCCATATTCATAATATTTAACTAACCTACCTTTCGCAGACATATTAACATAGTTGTGAAAAAAAAACAAGCCTTTTGACAAAAAAAGTTAAAATTTTGGAAACTTTTTTTGAAAAATATCTTGACAAGATACTGCGAGAGTGGTAAAATCGTAGTATCCTAAATCGATACTCAAAGGAGGTGAACGAATGAATAAACGTCTTTTGGAGAGTAAAATGAAATTGTTTGGAGATACCAACAAAGCCTTGGCTGAAGCATTAAATCTGTCCCCACAATCAATTTCAGCCAAAAAAAACGCTACTAATGGGAAAGAGTTCACGCAAGGCGAAATCAAAATTATAAAAGAACGTTATAATTTGACGCCTGAGGAAGTAGTGCTCATTTTTTTTGCCGTGTAGTTATCTTAAAAAGATACTCTGCAAATTTAGAGAGGGAGAAAAAACAAAATGACACCTGAACCAATAAAGATGGACTACGCACGGAGAGAAGAGATTTTTTCCAAGGACGTAATGACAATCAACGAGTTGGCTGCTGTAATGTCGTGTAGTTACTCTGCGGCGGCGCAATTGATGAACGAAATCAAATTCAAGAAGCGCATGGACGGGACGTTGAGGTTCGACATGCAGGGCAAACTTCACGTGCAGGACTATTTAGAGTTCTTTAACCTTGACCCAAACAATCAACGATACATGAGACCGCAGGAGGGACAGCAATGAGCACGATAGCGCAGACAACAGACAAGTTACGCACGCTTGCCGAATTGGCAAGGGAGCAGGGCTGGAAACTTAAGAGCGTGGCTTTTAAGGCAATCGGTGGCACCGCCGAAGCAAAGGTGCTTTTTACAGACAAAAACGGACGGAATATCCCGTTTCAGATTTAGGAGGACGTAATGAACAGATATTTTTTCACAGGCAACCTCGTGGACACGCCGACAATTGCAGAAAAGTCGGGGCACAAGTTTGCTAAGTTTTCCGTGGCAGTTGACGTGTACAAAAACGACGGAAGCAAAAAGGCACAGTTTGTCCCGGTCACAACGTGGGATAAGCAGGCAGAGGCGTGCATGAAACACCTCGTCAAAGGTAGCAAGGTACTGATTGAGGGTGCCCCGTCACTTAGCGTAGTGAAAATCGACGGCGTAAGCAAATTGTTTTTTGAGGTACGTGGCGACCGCGTTGAGTTTCTGTCGCCAAGTCGCCAAAGCGAGGGCGAAGGTAAGCGCGGTACGGTCGATTTCGACCCTGCTGCAGTTCACCCTGAGGATTCGGACGATATTCCGTATTAAAGCAGAGGTGGCGTATGGGAAAGATACCCGACTGGGTCAAAAAGCGCGAGGACGCTGAAGCGGCATTGTCTGCCGTAATCCTGCCGACCAAGGAAGCCCGAATGAGCGGCATATATCTGTGGGAACGGACGGACGAGAATGGTATCACGTGGTTTTACGTGGGACAAGCGAAGAACATTTACGAAAGGCAAGTGGGGCACTACAACGGCTACGACCGTTTGGATAAGTCTCTGCATAAGAGGGGTTTCAAATCGTTGCAAAATCCGCATGGCTGGACTTTCCAAATTCTGCGGACGTGCGAAGAGAGTTTGCTGAACGACTACGAAACCTACTATATAGTCTACTACATGCGCCAAGGCAAGCAAGCGTACAACAAAACCTACGGCAGTCAGGGCGCAGGCAAGGAAATAATTTACACAAAAGAACAGAAAGGCTACAGGCAAGGCTTGCAGCGCGGATACGAAAACGCCCGGCGCGATGTTCGCCACTTGTTTGCGAAGTATCTGAGGTTCGACATCGAGGGCGATCCGAACAAAAACAAGTTAAAGGCATACGAAAAATTTAAGAGTTTCTTGGAGGACAACAATGAAGAAAACGAAAGTAACGTTACTACTTGATATCGTGACGAGCGAAACCTTTATGCTTATGAGTCGTGACGCACAAGCCGCTTATTTGCAAATCAACGCTCGAAGCGACAGCAAGGGGCGCACAAATCGTCCGCGAGCAATCGCAAAGGCAATCTGCGCCGACCCTGCCTCGGTTGACGAACTACTGGCAAACAGGTTTTTGGTGGTCGTTGACGAAGAAATGGGCATAGTGGAGGTGAACAAGGCATGGGAAGAAGATTACTCACAGACGCAATTGTAAACGCCGACGAATTTATCACAATGCCTGCTTCCGCCCAAGGTTTGTATTTGCAACTGATGTTCGCAGCCGACGACGACGGCTTTGTTAAGAACCCCCGTACAATTGCCCGAATGAGTAATGCTTCCGACGACGATTTACAGATTTTGCTTACGCGTCGTTACCTGTTACAGTTTGAACACGGAGTGGTGCTGATTAAGCACTGGCGAATGCACAATATTCGCAAACTGGACAGGTATACGCCGACCGTGTACGTAGACGAATACAACAGTTTGTTCGTAAAAACCAACGGGGCATACACGCAGAACGCAGAAGAGGGCGTTTCTTGCAAGGGATTAACGGCGTGGGTGCCGACATCGCTTGATACTGGAACCACCATTGAGCAATCACGGAACCAACATTGTGCAATGGCGGAACCACAATCAAACAATAATGGAACCGATATTGCAAACAATGGAACCAGTATTAACGATACTGGAACCGCCATTGACCCTAAGATATTGATAGAGAGAAAGACGTTATATAAAGTAAGTAATTATAAACGAGATAAGTCTTTACAACAGTTTGATAGATTACTTGATGTTGAAGATGACCCAAATGTAAATGGGTTATTAAAAACGCAGGCGTGCGCACGAGAAGAGTTTTTAGGGTTTCTGAAAACGAATTGCAACCTCGATAAATGTCGTGAGCACATAGAAAGTTGTTTGCCTGAGCGCAAGGCTCTATTTGACGAGTATGTGAAAGTTTTGATTTCACCAAAGACGAAGAGAAACGAAAAAGATTTGCTGTCACTAACCGAAGATAAATTCGTCCGTATATTCAACGGACTTTGGAATTTAGACGAAATAGACAATATGCCAAAGTATATATGGGCGTCGATACAAAAATTTAGCGAGGAGGAAACGACCAATGAAACGGGATGAGTATGTATATCTGATTACGACGGCAGACCGTTTGGAATTGCCGGTTGCTCAATGCGACACCTTGCGAGACGTGGCTAAGTGGACAGGCAAGTGCTACAGGGAAGTGTGTTTCGCCGTAAGAGAGAGCAGGGATTTGGTTGTGACGTTGTGCGGACAGCGAAGCAAGTACAGGATAAAGAAAGTTTACTTGGAGGAGCAAGAGTATGAGTGAAGCATTAACGCAAACACCGTGTATGGGTTGCACGGAACGAACGCCCGGGTGCCACTCTAAATGTCCCAAGACGGCGAGAGGCGAGTACGGCTACGGCGAATGGAAGCGAGATTACGAGGAACGGAAAAGCAAGATGCCAAGCAGGGCGTTTACCGAAGCATATCAAAAAACTTTAATTCAGTGTCACAAGAGGAGGACGAGGTAATGGAAGAGAACAGAACATATTCGCAAATCGACAAAATACTTGGCTACGTCAAAGCATACGGGTCGATTACACAGCGCGAGGCAATACGCTTCGGTTGCTACCGACTGGCGAGCAGGATAAACGACATCAAGAGGCGCGGATACATAGTAAAGCGTGAAATGATTGAAGTCACCAACGCCGACCAAACGAAAACACGCGTAGCACGCTACCGAATTTATGAGGCAGAGGGTAAATGATAACATTCACGGACTACCCCAACCACGAAGCGTGGCTTACAGGACGGCACAATAGTTTGGGCGCAAGCGAAGTGGCGAGCGTAATCGGATGTGGATTTTGCAACGAGCAAGAATTGTGGGCGCAAAAGGTGGGCGAAAGCAAGCCTAAGGATTTATCTCAAAACGCGCGAGTGAAATACGGAACGGAAGCAGAGCAGTATCTGCGTGGGCTGTTTGCGGCGCAGTTCGCCGACACATACGAAGTTGAGTATCACCCGTACAGAGTGTACAGCAACGACGAAACGCCTTTTATGACGGCGACATTGGACGGCGAGTTGAAACGGAAGTCTGACGGGGAACAGGGCGTGTGGGAATGCAAAACGGCGTGGGTTCTTCGCAAGGAAGATTTGAACGAGTGGTTTCAGCAAATTCCTCAGAAGTATTTTTGTCAGGTCACTCAGCAACTTTACGTGACAAACCGCAAATTTGCCGTGCTGACGGCACAACTGATTTTCAACGACGGGACATCGGAAATACGACATTATGACATATCCCGAAACGAAGAGAATATTGCCTACATAGTTTCCGAGGCAAAAAGATTTTGGAAACACGTCACCGAGCGGACGAAACCTGCGCTCGGACTAACATTATAGGAGGACGTAACAAATGTGTACAACAACAATGGAAAGCGCACTTGCCGAACTGGAAGTGGCGCAAAAGAAAATGCCGCAGAAGATTGAATTTGTAGTTGAGGACTTTACAAAAAATCTTCCCGAGATAATTTCAAACTGCAAAAACCTTCAGGCATGGGCGCAGGAACGCACAGAACTCGACCGTTCGCTGGTACTGACGACGGAAGAGGACTTTGAGCAGGCGCGCACACGGTGCGCAACGCTGAACAAAATCAAAGAGCAGGTTGACGCCAAGCGCAAGGAAGTGAAGAAACTCTATACGCAGCCATACGACGTGTTTGAGGCGGAAATCAAAAAGGTAATCAACACTTTGCAGACGGCACGAGACAATCTGTGGAATCAGATTACGGTTGCCGAGAACGAAATCAAGCAGAAGAAAGAAAACGAGTACAAAGAGTACTGGACAAGCAAAGGCATAACGGAACGCAAGTGGGAACAGATTGCCGACAAGCGTTGGCTCAACAAAGGAATGTCGTCAGACAACGTAAAGAAATCGATTGACGAAATCGCCGATTCAATCAAGAGCGACGTTGAAACCATAAAGTCGCTTGGAAGCCCCTTTGAAGTCGAATTGCTGGCTTACTACGAAAGAGGCTATGCTTTGGGCGATGTTGTAAAACACAATACAGACCTGCAAGCCCGTCAAAAGGCATTAGAAGCCGCGAAAGTTGCTGCACAGTCAAGTAGCCGACCCGAGCCGTCAGAAGCCACCGCGCCCGAAAAGCCCGTCCCGAGCGACGCAGAAACGGACAACTGGCAAATCGAGGACGCAGTTAAGGTCGTGGACTTCAGAATTTGGGCTACTTCAGAGCAGTTGAAAAAACTGCGAGCGTTCCTTGTAAGTTGCCAAATCAAATACGGCAGAGTGCCGACAAACGAATAGGAGGAAACAACAATGGCAGAAGTTAAAAACACACTTCAATCGTCGGCGGCAAGCACGACGAAAATGACCGTAAGCAAATATCTTGCAACGGAAGGCGTTCGCAAAATGATAAACAGCACGCTGGGCGATCCGAAACTGGCACAAAGGTTTGTTGCCGACCTTACTTCGGCGGCAAGCGTTAACTCCGAACTTCAGGACTGTGACAAAAACTCGCTTCTGAGCGGTGCGCTTTTGGCGCAGTCGTTGAGTTTGAGCGTGTCTCCGTCTCTCGGGCTGTGCTACCTCGTACCATTCAATGACAAAAAGCAAAATCAAAAACGCGCGGTGTTTGTCCTCGGCTATAAAGGATACATTCAACTTGCAATGCGCAGTGGCTACTACAAAGACATCGACTCAATCGAAGTCCGCGAAGGCGAGTACTTGGGACGCGACCCTGAAACAGGTAAGCCTCGTTTCAAGTTCATTGAGAACGACGACGAAAGAAGTGCTAAACCCGTGGTCGGGTACATGGCGTACTTTGAGTACATAAACGGCTTCCAAAAGATTTTGTACTGGAGCAAAAACAAGATGGTAGACCACGCAGATCAGTACTCGGCGGCTTTCTCGAAGAACGGTGTCAAGGGAAAGAAAATGTCGTTTGCCGATTACGAAGCAGGCAAGGTGCCCGAGGACGAAAAGTGGAAATACAGTTCGTTTTGGTACAAAGAGTTCGACGCCATGGCAAAGAAAACAATGCTTCGTCAGATAATCAGCAAATGGGGCATTATGAGTATCGCAATGCAGAATGCCTACGAGAAAGACAACGAGGTTTTGGATGAGGACAGAACCGAAAGTGACGGAAGCGCAGTTGACGATTTCTTTGAGGAAACGACGACGACAGTTTCGCCCGAGGATTACACGGTGTCTGAGGAAAAATGATTCAGTCGCAAAAAATGGCGGACGGCACGTGGGCGGTAATCGGGTGCGGACGTGTTGCGGTGTTGCCGAAAGTAGTCGAAAACGCAAAGTTTACAAAATGCGACTTGGTTATTGAATATGCACGAGAGCGAAAAGACGAGTCGGGGCAAATTTTGAAGCACTGCGCAAAGGTGGTTATTTACGATGTTACCGGCTCGAACATGTTTGCACTGGCACAATCGTTGAAGCACGGCGAAATGGTGGCGTTTGCCGGTGTCGTCTCAGAATACAATTTTGAGAACCAAGCAACGGGCGAAATCGTAAAGGTGAGAGAGATAAGAGCCGAACAAATTGTGCCGACCGGGCGGTTGATAAAACTGTTGGCAAAAAATTTGAAAGCCGCCGAAAGTATTCAAGCGGCGGTTGAGGAAAAAAAGCAGAGGAACGGCGAGGACGAATATTTATTCTGATTGAGGTAAAAATGAATTGCACTGACTGCGGACGACTTAACAAAATGAAAATTCAACGGGCACCGAATGCACCGACTTTGTACAAATACGGGTGCGGTGACGGCTACTGTGTAGGTTGGATAGAGGACGATTCAGAATTGGTTTATATGAGATGTCCGCGCTGGTGCAAAAAGCCTCAATATGCCAATGCTTCTATCTTTGACGGGGAGGAAACGAAGGAATGAAACTCGGCGAATTTGAGACAAACGAAGTTTACAACGTGGATTGCTACGAAGCAATCAAGAAACTGCCCGACAAAAGCGTTGATTTGATTTATACGGATATTCCCTACGACGTTGAGGGCAACGGCGGTGGTGGTTGCTTTGGAGAGAAGAAACGCGATTACCACGCGGAATACGAAGCAGTCTGCGTTAACAGTTCCGCAACGGGGGGGGGAGCGAGCCGAATATGGCGAGCAACGGCGAAATATTTCGATGGCATAAAGGAACTCGCTTTCGGCATCGATTATTCGATTTTGGACGAATTTTGTCGTGTTTGCAAGGCAATCTACGTCTACATTTGGTGTAGCAAAGCGCAAATTTTGCCGCTTATGGAATATTTTGTCGGCGAAAAGGGATGTCGCTTTGAAATCCTTACTTGGCACAAGACGAACCCGATACCGACATGCAACGGAAAATATCTTAGTGATACAGAATATTGCCTTATGTTTCGCGACGGCGGCAAAACTCGTATCGGCGGTGATATGACGACGAAAAACAAGTACTTCCTAAGTCCAATAAACGTTTCCGACAAAAGCAAGTTTGAACACCCTACAATAAAGCCTCTCAGGTTCGTTGAAAATCACATAATCAACAGCACAAACGAGGGAGACATTGTGTTTGACCCGTTCCTCGGGAGCGGAACCACGGCAGTTGCGGCACAAAACTTAGGACGACAATACCTCGGATTTGAAATTAACCCGAAATATTACAAGATCGCAAAAAACAGATTAAACAACATAAACGCAAGCGGACAAATGAGTTTGTTTACGTTTTGAGGAGAGGAAATGAAAATACTAAGCCTATTTGACGGAATGGCTTGCGGAATGTTGGCAATGCTTGGCGCAGGCGTAGATGTCGAAAGTTACGATGCTTACGAAATCGACAAATACGCAATAGCCCTTGCAAAGGATAACTTCCCTAAAATTCAACAGCACGGTGACGTATTCAATGGAGATTTCAGCAAATACGAGGGCGTTGACTTCCTACTCGGTGGTTCGCCCTGCACTCACTGGAGCATAGCGCAAAAGAAAAATCGGGAAACGACTGCAAGCGGTGTCGGGTGGGACTTGTTTTCGCAGTATGTACGCGCCTTGCACGAAGCAAAACCGAAGTATTTTATTTACGAGAACAACTACTCGATGTCAAAGGAAATACGCGCAAGTATAGACGAAACGTTAGGTTTCGAGGCGGTACACATCAACAGTGCATTGGTATCGGCACAAAACAGGCAAAGGCTTTACTGGGTGGGCAAGCGTAATGCTAACGGCGGTTATGACCGCGTAAATGTTGCCCCCCCCTGTGACCGAGGTATACAAGTACGGGACATACTGGAATACGGGGTTTTTGAAAAACGTAAGGCTTATTGCCTGAAACATCAAGCAGGTAATGCGAGAGATTACTTCAAAAAGCACCATACCAACATTGCATTCGTGCCAGTGCGAGTGCCTGAGTTTACAGAAGAAACTAAAAGCCGCGCATTGAGCGCAAGTTATGCAAACAAGGGTGCAGGCGAAGGTACACTCGCAGATAAAGCGTTTAATGAAGATAGCCACAAGCAAAGATGTGATTTTATTGCAGAAGCGGTAAATCAAACGAAAAGAGGTAAAAGTCAGACATTGAAAGCGCAGTACAGCAAAAATGGATTCAAAAATTTTTTCAGGCACGACGGAATGGGTGCCACGGGAATAGCCGAACCCATTCAAGTTGGCGCAATACCGACAAAACTGCCGTGGGCAGAACCGACAGAATTTGACGAAAGCGGTAAGCCGACGAAGGCTCGAAGCGGTGCCGACGGGAAAATTTACGACGTTTTTGAAGTCGCCGACGGAAAAATCACGATAAAGGCGAAAGCCTATCCGATAAAACTACTCGACGGCTACTACATAATACGAAAATTTACTGTCCGGGAGTGTGCTCGGTTGCAAACGGTGCCCGAATGGTACGACTTTTCCGTCATAAGCAATACGCAGGCATATAAATGCTTGGGCAATGGCTGGACAGTTGAGGTGATCGTGCATTTGATTAAGGCGTGCCTCGCAGGTGAAACGGTGAAAACCTACAGACAAACAAGTATTTTTGACTAAAAGAGGGAACGAATGAAGATAATTTACAACTTTGAAACAACGGAACCGCAGGAATTTGATTTGTCGTCTGACGAAATACGCGAATATCTTGCGCATGACGCTTGGTACTATGGGTTTGCGGAAACCCGTCACAAACTAACGCCGAAGGAATGTGAGGAATTGAAAAAGCGCGTGCAGGAAGGTGTAGCGAAGTACTTGTCGTTTTTCGACGAGGACGATTATGCAGGCATTATTGCGAACTGCGACAAAGACGAAATCTGCGAATACTTTGCCGATCGTCTTTTGTCGAAAGAAGATTGCTCACGGTGGCGAGCAGAAGGACGGCTCGACTACGACGACGAGGGTGACTAATGAAAATCGACATTTACGAAACAGACAAAAGATATTCCGTACTCTACGTTGACCCACCTTGGAAACAACGCCGAGGTGGGCGAAAGTCGGTCAGACCGAACAGTAGTGGCAAAGAGTTGGACTATCAGACAATCGGAATGGACGAAATCAAGGAACATCTTCGGCAGGCTTCGAGCCTATGCGAAGAAAACAGCGTGCTTTTTCTGTGGACGATAGACAAATACTTGTTTGAGGCACAACGCCTCGCCGAAGAACTGGGATACAAACTGCACGCTCGGCTCATTTGGAACAAAGTCACAGGTATTCCTGCGGCATTCACTATCCGCTACGGACATGAGTACCTGCTTTATATGTACAGGGGTAAACTGCTTCCCGTCGCAAAAGCGGAAAGAGGCAAAATCCATAGCGTATTTACCGAGAAAGTAACGAAACACAGCAAAAAACCTCAAGTTGCCTACGAAATAATCGAAAGATTGTATCCGTCGGCAGAAAAACTTGAGTTATATGCACGCAATCACCGCTCAGGGTGGGATTGTTGGGGCAACGAAGTATTTTGAGGAGAATTTCGTATGACAGATACGGAAGAGTTTAATCATAGTCAAGCGACCTTGTTTGACATGTTCGATAACGAAGATATCGAATTTATGTTTGAATCCGAAGAATTTGAAGATTGGGTAGAGCATACAGAGAGCAACCGAGGAAAGAAACGGACAAAACATAGCATTCATAGCACGGTAGAAAGTTGTCGTAGTGCATTTATCGGAATGAACGGATATTTGTCCATACAAAATTTGAAAGCATACAAGAGAGATATGCTGGACAACGACAAAGCCCCGTCCACAATCAACAACAGGCTCAACGCATTGAGCGTTTACACAAGGTTTCTTTCGGAAAAGTACAACAACAAGTTTATTTTGAAGTTGCAAGTGCCGAGATTATCGATACAGCCGAAACAATACGTTGAAAATGTAATCAGCCGAGCAGACTACGACTTCCTTGTTGAAGAAGCGAAGAAAGCGAAAGACCCGAATTTGTATCTCGGCATACGCATAATGGGAACGACAGGCGTGCGTTTTTGCGAATTACTACAAGTCAAGGTGGAACATATCAAGCACGGATACATAGACGTGTTGGGCAAAGGCGCAAAGAAACGCCGCATATACTTCCCGAAAAGAGCAAAAGAAGAACTGCTTGATTTTTTATCGAAACTCGACGGCGGCGACAGCGGATATGTGTTGCGTTATTGGCGTAAAAAACAGGGCGAACAAACAGGTGCGTATGAACAAAACACGCGCGATTGCGGAAGTTTCCGTAATACGCAGATTTTTCAAAGAGCGTTCCAAAAGAAGTTGCAAACGCTTGGTAAGAAATTGGGAATGGACGAAGAAGTAATGCACGCACATGGTTTCCGACATTTTTTTGCAAAGGAATTTTTGAAACATCGTTGTGACATCTCGTTGCTTGCGGACTTACTCGGACACAGCAGTTTGGATATAACAAGAATTTACTTGAAAATGACGAGTCGCGAACAAGCCGATGTAATCGACGAAGTAGTGGAATGGTAAAACAACCGCAACTTAAAAGGAGGTGTAACAAAAACATGCAAAAAGAAACTCAAATTGCGTTTGGAATTATCAAGGACTGGGCGTCAGAAAGAAACAGAAAATCACGTCCGGAAGAGGCTGCGCAAGGACTTGCAATCGTAGCCGCCTTGTTTAACGAAGAGTGTGACTACAAAGAAACAAAAGATTTGAAATCTTTTAAGGTTTACAAAGAATTTGTAAAAGAATTTGCCGACATTTTCGCTAATGCAGCAACTCAACTGGACGACCCGACGGAAAAAGAGGAAGAAATAAAAAATCTTGCAGAAGTGATGTGCGACTACTGTAAGAAACTGACAGAAGAAACACAACCGTGCGACCGAAGCGCGTGCTGGAAAGGACAGTTGGATTTGGCACGGGTGATATACAACGCAGGGTACAGAAAAGTCGCAGTTGCCGATCCGAGTGAAGCCCTGTCGCAGTTGTCTCAATGTATTGAAAAGTCAACGGAAATTACCGCAAGACTTGCGGCTGCATTTAAGAGGTGTCAGGAAAATGATAAATAAGAATCTCGAACATCTGACGGACATTGAGAAAGTGCATGCTGAATATGTATGGGAGGCTTGTGGCAAATACTGTGGGAAAGATTGTTTCGCATGTGAAGAGTTTTCAGAAGCAATGGCGACATGGAAAAAAATTTACAATGGGGATTTAAGAGAACTTAAAACTAATCCAACCGGATTAGGTGTAAGGGCGTTTTGGCTTCATATTCGACAGGTGTTATTTGAAATCGGACTTCTGCAACCAAGCATGGAAGAAGTAAACGAAGCCTTAAAGAATGCAATAAGGGAAATTGAGGAAGAACGTTGTCGCAATTGTCCAGGCACTTGCGTAATTGAATTTTTGGGTTGGTGCAAAAAAAACAAAAGAGAGGTCACATATGACAAATAAAGATTATAAGCGGTTGACAAATGACCTTGGCTTTAGTTGTCAGTTGCCGATAAGAGTGTACGATCGTCTATACGAGTTAGAAAACGCAATCGAAAACGGCACATTGGTTTTTCTTCCTTGTAAGGTTGATGACAAGTTTTGGTGGATATTGAATAAATGCTCCGGTGAACATGAGTTTGTGCAAGAAAAAGTCAAACAAATAAGAATTTGCGATTATGGTTTTTGTATTATAGACTATGACGGCACAGGGTGGTATTTGAACGAGATTTACTTCACCAAAGAAGCCGCCCAAAAAGCATTGGAGGAGTTGGAAAAATGACAAAAAGAGAACAATTAAGACACAATGTAATACAGCGACTAAAAGAAGAAATCGCAAAAGTTGAGAAACTGGACGATAGAGGACTGGCTGACTATATTGACGCACTCCCGAATTGTAGTCCTTGCATTTTTGATAGTGGAAAGTGCAATGACTATTGCTGCGTGCGAATTTTCAAATATTTGCTGAATCACGGTGACGAGGAGGTAGAAGAATGAAACTAAGTGAAATTGCAAAACGCCTGATAATCAAAAGCAAAAGCAATTTGTCTCGATATATCTTGGGTAATTTATCGGCAACAGAGTTCCGAATTGCGGAATTGCAGTTGTTGGACTTGGCGAGCGCAGTAGACAATCTTGACGAGTATACACAAGTAGCGCAAGCGGTATATGGGGACGTTACAAAGGCAAAGGTGGAACTATGAGAAAAGTAAAAGTTTTCAAATTCACTGTAACCAATTGGACGACAGCAGGTGGTACCCTCGACGAAATCCGCAGTCAATATTTTCAAGAAGCCGCAAGCGAAGTATGGTCACCGAAGGAGGTCGAAAAAGCAATCAATGATTGGGCAGATAGTAACGAATATCAAATTCTCGATATAAAGGTAACGACTGTTGACGTCCGATATCGTACTGGAAGTGGTACGAATACGGTTGTGTTATGGTACACAATTTTGTACGAACAGGGGGTGCGCAATGACAAATAGAGAATGGCTGCAAACGCTGACCGACGAAGAATTTGCACGTATGATGTGGTATTCCTGCGATTGTTGCGTAGGACAGGGCAACCTAAAAAAATGTCATAAGCAACCGTCCTGTCGTGACGGGCGGCTTAAATGGCTTAAACAAAAACATAAGGAGGACGTGACGAAATGAAATCAGTTTTGTTAAGCACTCGCCCGAAATGGTGCGAAAAAATTTGTCACGAAATCGGCACAGATAAAAAAGGAAAACCAATATACGAGAAATCAATCGAAGTTCGGAAAACAAAGCCGTCGATACCTACGCCGTTTAAGGTGTTTATCTACGAAACATACGACAAAAAGTATGACGGAATTGGCATTTGCTGGGGGAAAGGAAAGTCCTTTGAACACGGTTGCAAAAAGATAATCGGCGAGTTTGTGTGCGACAGGGTGGCGGAACTTGACTATGTGTGCTATTGGAATAATGGATATGAGATAGCCACTTGTATGACTTATCGGGAAGTCGCCAATTACGGCAAAGGCAAAACCCTTTACGGCTGGCACATCTCGCAGTTGAAAATCTACGACAAACCGAAAGAGTTGAGAGAGTTTTATAAACCTTGCCCGACCACAGAAAAAGGCGATTGTTTGAGTTGCGATTGCCTTGCAGATAACGATTACGGGGGAATATGCACGAATAATTTAACCCGTCCGCCGCAGTCATATATGTATGTTGAAGAGGTGTAAAATGTTAGCATATAAAACCATAAACGGTTTCGAAAATTACCTTATTGGTAACAACGGAGAAGTGTACAACAAACAAACTCAATACAGCAAACGACCGACCTCTAATCATACAGGGAAAGGATATTTGTGTGTAGACTTATATAATGGAAACAAACGCAAGAAAAAATACATTCATAGATTAGTAGCCGAAGCATTTATACCAAATCCAGAAAACAAACCCTATGTAAATCATATAGACGGGAATCCGCATAATAATTCGGTTGAAAATCTTGAATGGTGTACGCCTCTTGAAAACGTAGAACACGCAAGCAAAGTAATAAAAACGATGCAACAATATGAAAAAGCGAATGAACGCCGAAAACGCAAAGTAAGAATGCTCAATAAAGTTAGCGGTTTAGAAGTTGCAACTTTTGAAAGCATACGCGAGGCAGAAAAGCGTACAGGTATTACGTCGTCAAATATTGTTGCTTGCCTTAAAGGTCGGCAATCATACACAAAAGAGTATCTGTGGTGTTACGTACAAGAGGAGGATGCCTGAATGTATTTTGAAATTTACGGTTATGACGACAAAAGGTTGTGCATAGTAAAAGCGAACAGTAAAGAACGAGCCAAAGAATACGCAATGACATTAAACGGCTTTTATAGTTGGCACGGTAAAGGATATGTTAAAGAGGTTAATGTTATTGATTTGACGGAGGAATAAAATGACGCAAGATTGGCTTAAAAACTTAAAAGCAGGCGATTATGTTTTTATCAGTAGTCGTATGGAAAAGAAATTAACAACAGTACAAAGGATAACAGCAACAGGACGCATTGTTGTATATAACATTCAATTTATTAACGGAGCAAATCGTTCGAATAAATGGGACATGATAGTTTTAGAAGAAGCAACAGACGAAGCGATTAAAAACTACAAAGCAATGAAATTCACACGAGCCGTAAAATTTGCGATGGGTAGTGCAGAAATAACATACGCACAAGCAAAAGAAATCAACGAAATCTTAAATTTGAGAATAGGTGAATGAAAATGACAAAACAAGACCAAATTGCCGATATGATGGCATTGATAACAACTGCGAAACTTAAAGACGGAGACGAAGTCTGTTCGGTCAGAGACTATTACGCGGTACAACTTGCCGAGAAGTTGTACGACGAGGGGTACAGAAAAGTAGACGGCGACGACTACGTTAGCCGAGAATGGCACGACGAACAAGTGTTGCACGCTGAGAGCGAGATTGAACGGCTGAGAGCAAAATTACAGCAAGTCTTGTTAAGCGTTGATACGGTCAAGGAAATGAATACTATGGCAACGATAGACGAGCATAGGAAACAAGCCGTTAAAGAGTTTGCGGAAAAGTTGAAAGCAAAAGCGTTTCAAGGCTATCAGGTAGGAATGTATATCGTAGATACAGAAACGATTGATGCAACGGCAAAGGAGTACTTTGAAATATGAAAGATAGATACTTTATTGTATACGGCTATGACGATAACCTTGATTTCGGCGGTGCGCATACTAACCCGTATCTATGCACAGTTAAAGCCTACAATTTTGAGCAAGCAGAACAATACGCAATGACATTGCCGATGTTTTACAGTGATATGTTTGGCAGAGGATATATCACCGAAGTGAAAATTGTTGATTTGACGGAGGACGCAAAGTGAAAACCATAGAACTTATTGTGCCTGACGAGGTAGTGTTATATAGCATAACGCTGGTCTCCACGATTGGCGTGGTAAAAACGCACATCGCTACTTTTACAGGTAATGTCAAGGATAAGTCAAAGCGAAAATTCGCGTGGTCTGATTCGAGTAAAACCGAACTGATTGCCGTAGAGGAATAGAAAATGAAAACTGAAATACAACAGAGGCGATTTGAAGAAGCAGGAAAAACGAAAGCCGTAATGAAAAGTGTTGCGCCACAGCAGTTTGTAAAAATCGTAAACCACGGGTGCCGCGCGATCGTATCAAAGCAAAAGCCCGGACTGAAACCGCCGTTCAAATGCTACATGTACTGCAAAAATGACAGGATAGTCGTGGATTTCCTTTGCATGATTAAAAAAGGCTACAAGTACGATCGGTTTAATGATTTGACTTTGCCCAAGGGGTACTTTGGAAAAGGAAACGACGATACCCTGCCGGCGGCGAACGGTAAAGTTGTCGGTGGCTTTATCTGCGACCGCATTGACGAGTATGACTGCTGCTTCGATGTGGCAAATGAAAACGTTTCCGAAAACAGTAACCTTGACAAACTCTGCCGCGACGGACATATGTCTATGGACGAAGTGAAAAAGTTTGCAGGCACTGGCAAGCAGAAAATCTACTGTCTACATATCAAAAATCTGATTTTGTTTGAAAATAGAGAACTGTCGGCATTTACAAGTTGGTGTGAAAACCGACCTGCGAGGTGCAGAGGCTGTGCGTTCTTTGTAGAAAACGGCTACTGTAAACACGCACCGCAACTATCCGCGCCGCCGAAAGGCTGGTGTTACGTGGAGGAACTGCCAAATGATAACCTATGAGCAACAAGGAATTTTTGGCGAAACCGACCTTGAATTTGCCGAACGCACGGCAATCGAACTTATAAAGACGTTTGAGCCGGTTGCTCTTCAACGTTGTCCCGACCATGGTTACGTGGTCGGGTACAGCGGCGGCAAGGACAGCGATTGCTTGGTTGACTTATTTATCCGCAGTGGCGTAAAGTTTACGGTTATTCACAACCACACAACGCTGGACATTCCCGACACGGTGCGTTACGTCCGCAAACGCTTTGCAGAGTGGACGGCGCAAGGTATTCAGTGTGAGGTGCATAAGCCGAAAGAAAGTTTTTGGCAGATCTGCATACGCAAAAAAATGTTGCCGTTCCGCACAAGGCGTTTTTGTTGCGAGGAACTGAAAGAATATCAGCCATATCCTTTTGCGGTCTACTCGTTTGGCGTAAGACGAGCGGAGAGCAACGGTCGAGCACAAAGACGCAACAACATTGAAACACGCAACACGAAGAAATACAGCGACGTTCAACTTTTTCATTTTGACAAATCGGAAGAGGTCAGAAGCACAGATATGTGCTACACCAACAGGTATTTTGTCGTCAATCCAATGGCGCAATGGTCTACGGCAGTGCGAGACAAGTACATTGCCAAACACAACATGCAAGTTAATCCGATTTATGAAAAATACGGACTTGACCGTTGCGGTTGCATTATGTGCCCAATGGCGAGCGACAAGGAACGGCGCAGAGAAGCAGAGATGTTTCCCGGCTATGTTAAAACGTTCAGGTGGCTTTGTGACAAAATTGCAAAAGAACGAGACGACGTAGAAAACGCAGAACAACTATTCAACGATTATTTGCATTGGTAAGGAGGAAGAACAATGAAAAATGCAGAAAGACAGAAAAGCCTTGACAAACAGAAGTGGCTTGAAAGTGAGAAAGAAAACGCAGACATGAGCGGCGCAATGGATTACTGTGATTTTTGCGCGTGCCAAACCATAGACAGAGACTGCGCTATGAAACCGAACGAACGCGTATCTACCTGTCGTTGCGCAACTGCGTACAATACTATGGTTTCTCGCAACTCTGCTATGGGTAAAAAAGGAAAAAAAACATTACGCAAATAAGAGGGAAATGTGTAATGAAATGTAATCTGAAAAATTTTTGTCAAAAAAAATTTTTGTGCTGTCATTTTTGCCCAAACAAGAAGTGTTGGCAGCGTTGTAACGACAAAATTGCCGATTGTAAGTGGTTTTCGGCTGAAAAAGTCGATATTTCCGACGTTTCAAGCGTTCAGACACCACCAAAAGGCTACTACAAAACAAAGCCTATTTTACAAAAAAATCACAGGAAAAATTCAAAAAGTGTGAACAATTGAAAAATCCCGTGTTACAATCACAACCGTAAAAACCCAACTGCCATATATTTGTCCGAAAGTATTGTTTTACAATTTTCTCAAATTTGGCGTAAATAAGGTTGTGTGTCTAACGACAAAGACCAATTTGCGCAACTATGAATTGTGCGGTTGGTCTTTTTTTTTGAATATGCGAGGTAGTAATGGGAAACAAATCAGAAAACGCCTCGATAAAGTGTCGTCGCTGTGGGGTGGAACTAAACGAGGAAAACTCGTGGGAGCGCGCTGACGGCGTGAGTTGTTACTGCGTTGACTGCGAAGAACAATTTTACAAAGAATTTGCGCAGGACGCAGGGTTCTCGTTGGCATTATACTTTATGTGCCTTAAATTCGATGTTCCCTGCATGCCGATGTTGCTACCCGAGGACTTTAACAAACAAACATTCGAGAGCAAGGACACTCGGTGGCAGTGGTATCTGTCGGCACTGGACGAAAGCGGTAATTACTTGCAAAAGAACGGCGAAATCAGTCGTTTTTCCAACGGCGTAACGGATATGTTACGTATTTTTGGTAAGGATTTTACCGAGAGAGACTTCGGCGCATACGTCAGACACGAAAAAGAGCGTGTCGCTCGCTTGCCGGGGACGCAGATTCAACGCGACCGCTGGGGCTGGGACGAACAATACACGTCCGTCGAATACGACGAACTGGACAGAATGTACTTCAACTGGCGTGCTTCGTTTAAGGGCGTGCAGATAACGCCGCAAATGGACGACACGTTGATTTCGGTCACTAAGTTCAAGCGCACGCGCGATATGTTGGTTCGCAAAGGCTCATACAAGGAAGCAAAGGCTATACAGGCAATGATAGATCAAATGCTTGCTTCTGAAAACATGCGCAAGAAAGACGAACGTCCAGTCGAGGACATGCGCATGGACGCAATGGTGTCGTATTTTGAAAAAGCAGGCATAATGAAGCACGGCGAGTTTATGTCGTATGAGGACACGGCGCGTGCCTTAGCAAAATTTGCTCAACGCCCCTCGAAGTACGATTACACACTTGACGCTTGCGACGTTTTTATGTTGGATTTCATAAATACAATGCGCGCCAACAACGGTTTGCCGCCGGTCACAGAAATTGACGCGAAGTATGCGGTGAACGACGACAACCACGAGTTTGCAGACACGCCGAACGAGCGGGAAATTGCAAATATGAAGTACGCCAACATCGGAAAGGTGACGAGAGTCGGGGGCTCGGCGAAAAAGAAAACGACGACAAAAGGTGGTAAGAAGTAATGCCGACGGGATACGCAGGCGAGGGCAAAACCTTTAACAAAAAGCGCGGTCGGTGGGAAAAGACACAGCGTGAAAAAACATACGATTACGGCACGATTGACCCTAAGGTCGCAGGGCTGATAATCAGTTTCTTCCGTTGGTATCCTGATATGTTTCTCGACGTGGTAAGAGCGTCGGACGCACGTTACAAACTGGAATTTCCTCAAAGATTGATGCTTCGCGCCTTTGCCCGAAACCGAAACGTAATGATTACGGGCGCACGTGGTCTGACAAAAACCTTTATCGTAGAAGCGTCAAAAATGCACGAGGGCGTTTTCTTCCCGGGCGAAATAATTCGCTATTGTGCGCCTGCGCAAAAGCAGGCTGCAACATTGGCTTCGCAGACGTTCCAGTCAATCGAAAACGAATATCCGACATTGGCAAGTTGGTGGAGCAAAAATAATGACCGTCAGGACATGTTTCGTATCACAACGCCTTACGGATCGGAATTTACGATGTATGCGCCGCGTGGCGTCAACTCTTCGTCGCTCGTCGGCGAAGAAATCGGTCAAGAGGGTGAAAACGGGTTCGACTTTGCAAAGTTTGAAAATGAGATTTCGCCGACAAACCGTTCGGCACGTCTGATACTCGGCGAAAAAGACCCCGTACACATAAACTATAAAGAAAGTTACATCGGCAATGCCTCGTCGCAGCAAAACCCTGCGTTTACAAAGTATCGCGCGGCGGCGTTGCAGGCGATGTTGTCGGACGATCCATATGCTGGCTTCTGCGCCGACATCTCGTGGATTACCGCCTTGTTTGCCAACATACGTGACGTTGATTATTTCAAAAAGGAAAAATCGAAGTTAACGACGCAAGACTGGCTTCGCGAATTTGGCGCAAGATACACGGGCACTGGCGACAACCCTGTGTTGGACGACGAAACGCTTGCGGCTTCGCGAAAAACGCAGATTGCCGAGTTGCGACATTGCGGCGACGACGAACCCATTTATATAGTAGCGCACGACGTTTCATACGAAAGCGGTCAAAACAACGCAAAATGCGCCGACGTAGTGTTGAAATGTACACCGTTTGAACTTGCCACAAAGCGTGACAAATTTAACAAACAAGCGGTGTACGTTGACAATTTTGCTCCGCCTGCCACCGAAGCGTTGCAAGCAGCGAAACTCAAAGAATTGTGGTGGCGTTTCTGTAAGGAAGGCGGCAAGCCAACCTACCTTGTTGTTGACGCGAGAGCCGTCGGAAAGACGGTCGTGCAGGAACTAATGAAACCGTCCACGGACGGCACGCCGTGTCTGTGTTGCATAAACCACGAATATGCGGAAATCGAGCAACCGGGCGCACTGCCTGTCATTTATCCGCTTAAGGCTTCAATCAGCGGTGTGGACAGCGACTACGAAATGATAAAATACGCCCAGCGCGAATTTGAACAGGGCAACATTGAGTTGCTTACCTCAGGTGTGGCAGACGGCGTAGAAGCATACAAGCGGTTGCACGGTATCAAAAACGATGTAGGCGACGCAAAAATTGTCCGTCCGTACAGGCAAACCGACGTTTTGTGCGCGGAAATTGCTAACCTGCAACTTAAACCCGGCGGCGCAGGCTTCAAGGAAGTCCGCAAAAGTCAGGCAATTCAGCGCGACGTATGGTCGGCGTTGAAATACGGGTTGCATTTTGCAAGTAAACTGGAGGACGAACTCGTCAAGGCGGCTTACCGTCCTAAATCGTCCTATGCGGCGGTGCTCATGAACGGCGAGAAAATGCCCGTCGGCAACAATCGCACTTCGGGAGCAAGACCCATAGGCGGTGCCAATCGGGTAAACCTGCTTGCCAAACGAGGTAGATAAAATGGATTACGCATTGTATATCGGTGCAGACAGCCCGAACGGCGACTTCGAGTTTTCGCACTGGTCGTCAAAAACAAGGTATCACTTGGTATTTTCGGACAAACAACCGCAAGATATGCAAGTCGTACCGCAAGATAAGTACAAAAAACTTTCCGACGACGAGAAACGTTGGCTTGGTAAGTGCATGCTTACAGTCAACGAACGTCGGATAGAAGCAAACAAAGAACTTTACTTAGAGTTGCTGTCGAAGTTTACGGCAGAACTGGAAAAGGAAATCGCAGTAGAAAGGGAACTATCAAATGGCAAAGAAACTGACAACGGAAATGTCGCCCGAGGAAATAGCGGCGGAACAGGAACGCAAGCGTGAAGCCAACCGACAACGGGTGGCTAAATGTCGTGCGAAAAAGAAAGCGGAAGCCGTTGCTAACAGTGCGCCTGTGCAAATCGAAATGTCTTATCGAAGCATAGGGAAAAAACTTGCCAAGATAGTTGAAAACGCTGCGGTTTCTATCGGAACACAAGGATTGTCCTCTGCGTGGGGACGCGCGCTTGGCAATTTTCAGGCTAACCAACCGTCGATACAAAATTCGAGGGTCAAGGGCATTAACCTGTTGCCTATCGATTACGACAAGAGCACGCTTGAAGAAGCCCTGCGGAATCCGTATTTTGCCGAGCGCACGCTTGGTGAAATCAGCGCAGGCTTGCGCTACACGTCTTATCCCTACTACAAAGTCATAAAAACCTACTCGGACATTCTTACGTACAAAAACTTTGTAATGCCGATGTACATAAAGGGCGAAGAAACAAAGACGGAAGAGTGGAAGCGCGAAGCAATGTTGCTCGACAAACTCAACAAGAAAATGCGACTTGCCACCGAGGCGCACAAGATTGTAGGTCTTTGCGCAACCTACGGAAAGGTTTTTTGCACACTGCGCACCAAAATCGACAAGGTGCACAATCAGGTAGATTACGCGTTTTTGCAAGAATTGCCGCAGGCGTGGTGCAAAATAATCGGCTTCAACAACGTAAGCGGTTACACCGTGTCCTTTGACCTTATGTACTTTATGCAACCGGGCACCGACGTTACTCAATACGGCGATCTATTTTTGCCGTATATGCAGGACTTCAGCAGAATGTTTGCCGACAATCCCGACAGCAAGTCCTCACGCAAGGTCGTGTATCAGTCGAAGTCGTTTTATCCCGACAACGTTCGTTCCAACGCCGCAGGTTCACCGCAAGTATTCAAGCAAGACGGTCGCTGGGCTTATTACGTCAGTTTGCCCGTAGACAAGGTGTGGACGTTTGAAATAGACGACACGACGGCGGCGACAATCACCCCGTTCAGCGGAATGCTTATGACCTACGCGCAGCAATCCGACTATGAGGCGGCACAACTCAGCCTTGTGCTCAATCCGCTTATCAAGATTTTCACGGGCGAAATCCCGTATTACAACACCAACAGTGCGACCGAGGACGACGGCATACGCCTGTCTCTCGGCATGCGCACGTTGTTTGAAACGTATTTTGACGACCTGATGGCGAAAAACAACACGACAGGCGCGGCATTGTTTACTGCCCCTGTCGAAAACATCAAGTCGCACGATTACGCCGAGAGCGCAAACGCCAACGAGGTGTCAAGCAGTTTCAACAAATACGAAGTGCAAAAAATCGGCTTGTCGGGGCTTATCCCGTTGGACGACCCGAAGGCAGGGCAGGCAAACCTGTCGGCACTTTTGGAAAGCGAGTACGGCAAGCGCGTTTACTTCGGTATCGAGCGTATGGTGAACCATTTGTACGAGAGCCTGAACCTCAAATACAATTGGCAATTCAAAATGTTTGGTTCGATTTACACCGACGAAACAACGCGCAAAAATGCACAAACGGCAATCGCAAACGGCGACACGTCGGCATACTTCGTCCTGTGCGCCCTTGACGACGAAAGTTGGATTGACAAGGTCAGCATGGCAAAGGCAATCAACAACAGCGGACTGCTGGCTTTGCTTACGCCACCGCCCACGTCCTACACTCAAAGCGGCAAGAGCGGCGGCGCAGGTAGCACCGGCGGACGACCTCGAAACGAGACTATCACCGAGGGCAACGAAACGACGGAGGACAGCGAGCGCAATGTCACAGACGAATGATACAGCCAAACTGACGGCTCGCCTTACAGACCTGATTACTGCGGTTACGCAACGCGGCAACAGGCTTGAAGTAATGAACGGCAAAGTTTACGAAGTAAAACGTAGGCTTATCGGAGAAGTAGAGGAAAACGGAAATGTCAGTATTGTTAAAAAATAAATTCAATTTCAATGCCACGTCGCAGTTTGCCGAACTTCGCCAGCCTGCGCGAGACGTAAACGCCGCGTACAGCGACGCCAACAAGTGGCTGGACACACTCAAAGAGTACGTGTATATCGAAATGGGTATGCCGCACCTGTCAGACTTCATTCACCGTTCGGCGCACGTTCAGTTGGAACGTTTGGACATCTTCGGCGACCTGCTTCACGAAAGACACCTAATGCAGGTGTACCCGACCACGGAAGAGTTAGACATCTACGGTGAAATGGACAACAGCGGCGATGTCGGCAAGGTATTTGACCTTGTTGTGCGCTTCTACGAGCATATCAACGAGGCACTGGAAGCGTTTCACGCTGCTACCGACAAAGGCGAATTTCGCGCCATGGCACTCAAAACCGAGGAACTTATGCTTGCAAACAGTCGCGACTACACAACCGTGCTTGAACTGTGGGCACGTTGGGACGAGGACGGCGGAAGCAAGACAACGTTTGACGGCTACGTCGGCGAATTGACAGAAAAGGAGCAAGACAACCATGATTAGAGAAAACATACTCAATTTGCGCAACGTGACGGCGGCGCAAACTTCCGACTTGATTATCAATCGCGAAGCGGACATGCTGAGCCTGCAACTTACGGGCACGGCGACCACGCTTAACGTTCAGGTTCTCGGGCGTACCGACCCCGAAGGTAACTACGTTGCAATCGGCGGTTTTGACCAGGCGTTTGCGGTAAAGAACGCGCTTACAAGCATGGGCGTGTACAACTTCTACATCGGCGGTCTTTGTGACATCAAATTGAATGTTGCTCAGGTTGTCGGTGGTTACGTCAACGTGTACGTTGCCTCCACAAGGGGGTGAGTGCCCATGGCAAGTGCATTTTGGTTGTTGCTTGCAGGTGCAGGCATAGCCGACGGCAAAACCAGTATCCTTCAGACCAAAAATTACATAGTCAAGAAAAACGGCACTTACATTTTCACACCGGACGAGGGTTACGACGGGTTTAAGTCAGTAGGCTTGGACGCGGAAATACCCACGCTTGATACGTCTGACGGCACATTGGAACCGCAAAAAATGTTGGCTGGCACAATCGGCTACTCTCAGGACGAACGTATGGTCGGCACCATTCCGACATATGACGGGGCTACAATGAATTTGGCTGCCAAGGGTGACGTTATTACCATAGAAGGCAAACAATACAGGGTGCTCAATACCAATGGAGCGGTTGCTGAGGTATTGGCTTTGTATAATTGGAATTTCGGGAAAGTGTTCCGAACGAATTTGGCGCGTACAAAGTTTAGCGGTGGGATAGAGGCAATTCAATACAAGGGCAGTGACCTGGATACGTACCTGAACGAAACATTCTTTGCCACGTTGTCTGCGACAATGCAAGCAGCAATCGTACCTAAGGCAATCAATCAGGATATGTGGGGAAATAGTACCACTGTGCCTAATAGTGAACGATACTATCATTTGACCTATAATAGTTCACGCAATTACTATTATTACGACAATGTGGTTACTTTGTCCTATGGTACGGCTGAGGTAGGCACTCGCAATATATACGCACTTGGAATTGGTGACGTAATTGACTACTTGGGTGTGCCAGCAAACGGCGACTTCACCGATACCGACATAGGGCAAATGTTTTGGGACGACAGTA